TTTCATAAAGATAATTTTGCAAATTTTTCTTAATGGGTGTTTCGATTTGGTAAGAAATGCAGAAATTAAAATCGTCGAAATAAACGGGTAAAATTCGTTTATCTTTAACATATACTGGTTTTTTTTGAATATTGGACACGGAGGAAGGATGTAACGATTTTGGATGATTCGTTTCGCAATATTTTTGAATTTCATGCAGTCCATTTATTTCTGTACGAATGTCGGATAATTTAATTCTGCCGGTAACACTGTCTAAAAATTCGCACTGAATACGAAGCAAATATTGTCCGGCAGTGTCTCCTACAATTTTAAATCCATTGGATAATAAATGTTTGATAACATTGTCATAATCAATACGAGACAATAGCTTGATACATTTTGTGCAGAATCGTACTTCCAATTCATGATGTGAATGTTCATTAAAACGGAAGGGTTCTGACTTGAAATATATATCAACGATTTCGTCCAGCTGCGATTGCTTGGATGTTTTTTGTGGTCGTTGTTCCTCCTCCTCCTCTTCTTCTTCCTCCTCTTCTTCCTTCGAAAACAACTCTGGAGGTGCAATATGCGTGGAAGGTGTTTCTTTGTCTTTGTCCTTTTCTTTAACTTCTGTTTCCGTAGCTGATTCCGATTCCGATTCCGAATCCGATTTTTTCTTCAAGTCCAATGAATCACGTTTTGCAATGGTTGCCTTTTTCTGTTCGCTCAATAAAATGTATTTTTCATATACATCCAATTTATTCATTTCCTTTTTTTTAGTTTCAGGATAACTGTTCCAAATGGCTTGCAAATCGGGATTTTTCATGAGTTTTAACAATTTTGCTTTTTTTTGTTTACTATATCCCAAAAAGGATTTTTTTGCCTTTTCATCGGATTGAAATAAATCATTTACTTCCTCCAATACCCCCTCCAGTATTTCAGCATTCTTTGGATTGGGTTGAATGATATTAGAAATAATTTTTATCTCTTCTTGGCTCATATGTCTTATATAGTAAACATATATTTAATTTCATTTTTTATCAATGCCAATTATTGGTCATTTTGCAACTTTATCCAACGGATATAATACAGATGCAATTACCTATTATAAAAACGTATAAAAGTCATGTCTTAAAAATGAGAGAAGTATATAAGGAATGAAACACGACGCAATGGCAGAAATAGGGATCAATATTCACTTTGAAGAAAAGGGAGTGTCACAGGAAGAAATAGAAAAACGAATGCTTTCTAGATTGAGAAAGCGGAAAGTGCCACAAAAAGTTATAGAAAAACTGGCCATTGAATTGGGAACCCCGGAAATACAAAAAGCGATACAAGAAGAGAAGGAACAACAATTGGTCAAACAGCAAAAACACGAACAAGCGTTACGCGAACAAGCGTTGGCCAAACGGGAAAATGACGTGCGTTTGAGAGAACAAGCAATCGCGAGCTCAAATAGTATTGTTATTCGAACGGCATACATTCCATATAGTTATTTATCGGCTACTGATAAATTGAAATATAGATTGGGACTATATGCATATAGTAGGTATGTAAGAAAAGATATGCAATGGCTTGATTAGAATCTTAGTGTATAATTTTTTTGCCATGGTGGGTTATTATTGATTACTCATGAGCCTGAGTTAATTAATAATTTAACAAATCAGATATGGTTTTTGGATAAAAAAACACAGCACATAACTACTATAGAATCATATGATGAATATTGTAATATAATATTAAATTAAAAAACACATAACACACAACACGCTATATATATATTTAATACAACAACACACTCAAGTCATTATCATCATATTCTTTTTGTTCAAGTATTTTTTTATGTTCCTTCAATTGAGAAATAAAATGTCCTAATTCTTCATTGATAAGGACGATTATTTCCAAAGTAAAATTCCCAAAATTACAAACAAATGTCACCGTATTTGTATCTTTATTCACGTTGTATCCGAAATACCCATCTGTGGTGTTGGGCATATTTCCCCAAATCCTTGCGTCTGGGTCTTCCATTTTCTCTATAAAATCTGTCATGAGTTCAAGTTCTGTATGGAACTCGGCCATTTTTCTTTTGGTATCATCATAGATGGATACTTGTAGTTGTCCGGAAGGTGCAATTGCGTTATATTCGAGTTTATATTTATAAGATGCATTCATTGTTGGGGGTAGGCAGTCTATGTGAAAATTGGATATTTTTCTCATTTTTGTTATGCTGAACACATTTCACATATTTCGTCTTTTTCCTCTTCTTCCGCCGCCACTTGGTCGGGCTCAATGGTAAATTGTTGCGGCGAATGTTTCGCCTTTCTTCGCAAATAATAAATGCCTGTTTTCAGTCCTTTTTTCCAAGAATAAAAATGCATGGAGGTCAAGGAATTGTAGGTAGGGTCTTCCATCCATAAATTCAAACTCTGGCTTTGACAAATAAATGCTCCTCTGTCTGCCGCCATATCGATGATATGCTTCATAGGGATTTCCCAGACAATCTTATATTTATCGCGAATATGTTGCGACAAATGTGTCAATTGTTGAATAGACCCCTTATTCAAAATAATATTGTTTTTCATCTGTTCATTCCATTGTCCCAATTGAATGAGTTCCTTCATCAAATATTTATTTACCAAAACAAATTCCCCCGCCATCGTTCTTCGCGAATACATATTACTAGTAATCGGTTCAAAGCATTCATTAAATCCGAGTATTTGTGAAGTAGATGCGGTTGGCATAGGTGCCATCAATAATGAATTACGTATCCCATGTTGCATAATCGACGTTTTTAATGCCGTCCAATCATATCGATCACTTGGAGTTACTTCCCACATATCAAATTGAAGTATTCCTTGAGATGCGGGCGAACCGTCAAAGGAAGAATAGGCACCTACATATCGTTCTGTATTGTTCGCATCCTTTGCACGAATATAACGTTCGCGTTCAATGGCAATTTCATTGCTCTTCTCTAACGCTGCATGATACATTGTTTCAAATATTCGTTTATTCACTTCTTTTGCTTCCTCTGAACAAAAAGGCAAGTCCATCAATATAAAGACATCGGCCAATCCTTGAATACCGATTCCAATGGGACGGTGCAACATATTACTTCTCTTGGCTTTTTCGGTAGGATACATATTCAAATCAATGATGCGATTTAAATTATTCGTCACCACCTTGCATACACGATGTAGTTCATCGTATCGAAATTCACGAGTCTCTTCATTTACAAACGTAGGCAAGGCGATGGATGCCAAATTGCAAACCGCTGTTTCCTTTGCGTTTGAATATTCCATGATTTCACAGCATAAATTAGAAGATTTAATGACCCCCAAATTCTGCTGATTGGATTTTGCATTTGCAGCGTCTTTATAGAGTAAATAAGGAGTGCCTGTTTCCATTTGTGAGTCTAATATTTTGAACCATAGGGTACGTGCTTTCACCTTTTTACGCATTTTGCCTTCGTTTTCGTATTTTTCATACAAGGTTTGAAACGCCTTGCCATATACATCCGACAATCCAGGACACTCGTTGGGACAACATAATGACCAATCTTCATTGTTTTTCACGCGTTCCATAAAAAGGTCGCATACCCAAAGAGCATAAAACAAGTCACGTCCTTTCATTTCTTCGTCGCCTTGATTTTTTTTCATGTCTAAAAAATCTTCAATGTCGGCATGCCATGGTTCCAGATAAATGGCAAAAGCACCATTACGTTTGCCGCCCCCTTGGTCTACATATCGTGCAGTGTTATTGAATACTCGCAACATAGGAACCAATCCGTTGGAAGTGCCATTGGTTCCATATACATAACTTCCAGACGCACGTACATTATGAATATGTAATCCAATGCCACCAGCATATTTGGAAATCATTGCGCAATCTTTCAAGGTATTATAAATGCCTTCTAAACTGTCCTCTTCCATGGCCACCAAAAAACAACTGGATAATTGTCGATGATTGGTGCCAGCATTAAATAAGGTAGGCGTGGCGTGTGTGAAATATTTTTGCGACATTAAATCATAGGTTTCTTGAATTTTCAACAAGATGTTTTCCACAGTGTCTTCTTCTTCCCCTGCAATGTTTTCCGGGGCATGTAATTCCACGGCTACACGCATCCACATATGCTGAGGTCGTTCAATGACTTGTCCGTCCAACTTGAACAAATAGGATTTTTCCAAGGTTTTAAATCCAAAATAATCGATGAAATAGTCGCGTTTATAATCAATCATATTGTCCAATTCGGTAGAAAACCGTCTGGTAAATTGAATTATTTTTTCAGATATAATGGGTTTATGCACATTTTCTTTCGTTCTATAATCATATAATCTTGCCATTGTCTTGGAAAAAAAAGGTTGCGTGTTTTTTTCTTGATTGGAAATAATAACATGGGACGATAAGGTTGCATAGTCATAATGGGTGGTTGATAAAGATGCACATAATTGCGCCGTCAATTCATCGATTTTTGTAGTGGGTATCGTGTCATACAATTGGTCAATGATTTTCATGGTCAATGAGGAATAATTGATATGTTGAAGTTGATTGTCTATCCCAATTTTTTTAATGCGTTCTAATATTTTATCAAACGAAATGTCTTGTAAATCACCGTTACGTTTTGTGACACGCATTTCCGTTTGCATTGTGCTCATAGGATGTATATATACATGCAAATTATTTATATTCTTTTCATACATTTCATTTATTCTACTATGTCATCTGTAATATTCGTTGTCATAACAGAAATGATTTTTTTCTTCATGGTCTTCTTTTTGATGGTAGGTTTGGGAAGAACCACCCCATTTTGAACGATGGTGGCATATTCGCGCATGAGTAAAGAAGATATAAATTGATAAATGGTTTGTATAACATCTTCATCACATCGTCCAACAATGATGACACTTCCTGTTCGAAATATGACAAAGGTGATATTTTTGATTTTACTTGTTTTATCTTTTTTATTATAGACAACGTCTGTTTTGCACCCGGTTTGTATATCAAGTTCTGAATTATAATAGAATTTGCATTGCACTCCTGGATAAGAACAAGGGTCATAAATGGTTTGTATGTTATATTTGTTCTTCAATAGATGAAACAACGCGTCACGATTAATGCAAAACCCGCAATTGAAATTGGAATTAATGAGAACAATTTCTCCCAATGGATTGATAATTTCCAATTTTTCTTTCATGAAAGGTTGTAACTGTTGAACCAGTTCTTTTAACAATTTGTCAAATATTTCTTTATCTAATATACCAGGTATTTCGATTTCTCCTGTATTAAATATTTTCACATGAAATTCTTTGAACATATTTTCTATTCTTAAACGAAACAATAAGACAAAACAATTATCAAATGCTTTTTTTTGTGTTGTTTTACGCGACATAATATCTTTGGTGGAAAGACCAATGCTTATTTTTCGTTCTCCCTTAAACTTAATACGTCCAGAAGGATTGTCAATATGAGAGATAATTTGTTCATCATAATAGGGTTCGCGTTGTAGTTTGGTTTGCATTTCCAATAATTCTTCTGCAGAATTGAATTTCAATTTGATTTGTTTTTTAATAATACCTGGTCCAAATGTTGAATAAGGAAGAATGGGAATATTCCAAAAAATGTTCAAATCAATGGGCACATTTAAATGAGTAATCAATGATTTGGTGGAAATATATAACTTGCTTGGTTGAATGGTTGACGGCACCGTAAGTGCATCCATTTCCATCACTGTATCCGTCTTTTCGATTTCACCAGACAACATAAATTGTTGCCATTCATCTTCTATATTATTTAATTCTTGCATATAAAGAATATAGTATTCGATTCTTTAAATGGTTTTATAATAACATTTCATTTTTTATTACAATGAGGCGGGAAGTAAATGTGTCAATTTCGACAAAAAATAATTTACCAAATGTTCTTCTTTTATTTGTGAATGGGCAATTTTTTCGGCAAATGACAAAAAAGAGGGGGTGACATATATGGGATAATGAAGAATAAGAAAAGAGATGAAATGAATAAGTATGGTTTTTTTGTCCATTTCGTATTTTTTACTTGTGTTTTTTATGTAAGTTTGCAGAACAGATATGCTTTTTTTTTGCAATATCAGTTGTAATAATACATCCCAAGTCTCGCGACGAATAACGTGCATTTCTTTTTCCAATTGAACACGATTAGACTGAATGTAATTCAACATACTTCGAATATCCGAATGAAATAATTGTTGAATGTTCTCTATATGTTCGAGAGAAAGACGAATATTTTCTTTCACACAAATAGATGATAAAAATTGTCGAATATCTTCAGCAGGCAATTTATTAAATCTCATTCGTATAAATTCGTCTTGCAATCCGTCGTCTATTTTACTAATATAATTACACATTAAACAATATCTCACCGTCACATTGTTTTGCATAACATGTTTCAATGCTTGTTGTGCTGTTTTTGTCATATAATCCGCCTCATCCAATATGACGAATTTTATCCCCTTTTGCACGATTTGTTGGGAAGTAACAAAGGCGTATATTTGATTACGTATAATATCTATTCCTCGGTCATCCGAAGCATTCAAATGAATAATTAAATCGGATTTCTTTGTTCCATATATTTTCTCTTGATATGCATAAATCAAATTGATTGCCGTTGTGGTTTTTCCAGTGCCAGGTGGTCCATAAAAAAGCAAATTGGGGAAACACCATGTTTCAATAATATTTTGAAATATTTTTCGATTCAAGGGTTCAAGCACAATGTCTTCAAATTGTTTGGGACGATAAAATTCCATTAATGGAGTCGAAGAGGACAAAGTAGACATCTAGAGAGATTTTCATGTTTTTCTTTAAATGATTTTAGTAAGATAATCAATTTTGGAAGAATAAAAATGAAGATTTCTATCCTTTCATTCTATTGTATAAGGGTATGTATACTTTATTAATCGTCGAATCTCCTGCCAAATGTAAAAAAATCGAAGAATATTTGGGTTCAGGATATAAATGTGTTGCTACCTATGGTCATTTGAGAGAACTGTTATCATTGGAACAAATCGATATAGACCATGACTTTTTACCCACGTATTCCATTATTCAAAAACCTGCAACAAAAGTTAAGCAAATGGCTGTCTTAAAAAAAGCCATTCAACAAGCCAAAGAAGTCCTGTTGGCAACGGATGCCGATCGTGAAGGCGAAAAAATCGCATTCTGTGTCATGCAAATTTTTGGATTGCCTGAGACAACACCGCGTATTGTATTTCATGAAATTACGGAAACTGCCATAAAACAAGCGATTGCGCATCCACGTACAATTGACATGAACAGAGTATATTCACAACAAGCACGTCAAATTTTGGATCTATTGGTTGGATTTACTATTTCACCACTTTTATGGAAATTCATTTCACGTCAAAAACTCAGTGCAGGCAGATGTCAAACTCCCCTTCTTCAGTTGATTTACGACAATGAAGTCGAGCGAAAAAAATCACTCGATAAAAAAATATATAAAGTAACTGGCTATTTCACACAATATTGTTGTCCATTTACTTTAAACGTCACCTTTGATACATTGGACGAAGTGCATACATTTATGGAAGGTTCCATGTTGCATGAACATCGATATGAATGTTCCGCCGCCAAATGTGTGACGAAATCGCCGCCCCTCCCTTTTACCACCTCGCGAATTCAACAAGTGGCCAGCAATGAGATGCATATTTCACCCAAAGAAACCATGGCACTTTGTCAGTCGCTGTATGAAGGGGGGTGGATTACCTATATGCGAACAGATTCCACTACTTATAGTGCTGATTTTTGGAGAGAAGTAACGGAATATGTGTGCGAACGATATGGTGATTCATATATGCAAACCTCGGTAACTAAAAAAACGAAAAACTCCAAAAAAATCAAGGAAAATCTTCAACAAGAAGCACATGAAGCCATTCGTCCCACACATATATCTACGATGGTTCTCCCAGAAGGCACCAAAAAGGAACAAAAAATGTATTATCTTATTTGGAAAAACGCCATTCAAAGTTGTATGAGTCCTGCCAAATATTTGTCCATTACTGCGAGTATCACTGGTTTTCAAGGAACGTCTTTCACGTATTCTTGTGAAAATCTTCAATTTGCTGGATGGAAACAATTGGACTTGACGGAAGAAAAAGAAGAGACAGAAATGAACAAACCTTATCATTATTTGCAATCCATTGTTTCACAGAGTATTATTCCCTATAAAAAAATCGTTTCGCGGATAAGTGCCAGCCACACTGTGCCTCATTACACAGAAGCGCGATTGGTGCAATTATTGGAAGAAAAAGGAATTGGTCGTCCATCCACCTTTGCCTCCCTTTTAGATAAAATTCAGTCTCGTGGATATGCAACCAAACAGAATATTCCTGGTGAAACACAATTATGTGAAGAATATGAACTGGAAGGAACGACCCTTTCAAAAGTAGTAACCGAGAGAACGTTTGGCGAAGAAAAGTCAAAACTACTATTGCAACCCTTGGGACAAGTCGTTATCGAGTTTTTGCAGAAATATTTTCAACCATTGTTTCAATACGAATACACATGTGAAATGGAAGAAGAATTGGATAAAATAGCAAAGGGTGAGAGAGTATGGCACGCTACCTGTGCTCGATGTTATGCACAAATGATGCAACAAATGGACATTTTACGGGAACAGGGAGAAAAATATAATGTTGCCTTGGATAATCATCGCACCTATCGAATGGGAAAATACGGACCAGTCATTCATGATACACAAACGGGTAAATTCCAATCGGGAGAAAAATTGGAAGAAGAAGAAGCGAAAAAGGTGGGACTACTTTGTTGCCCAAAAGCAAACAAAGATGCCAGACAATTGGGTGAATATCAAGGAGAAGCAGTATGGATAAAACGTGGCAAATTTGGACTATATATGACATGGGGCGACCATACAAAAAATTTGAAAGAGTTGGGAAATCGTCCCATTGAAAACGTATTGTGGGAAGA